ACTCAATTCTGGTTGCGTTCTCTTCGTGGATTTGAATTGCTTCCATCCACTGAAGGAAAGAAGAACGTAGTTGATGGAAGGTGTCATTCTGGATTGTGAATGACCAGGGTTCAAAGGTTCTGTCGCCAGCAATCTTGAGCATTCTGCCACGGAAAGGAACCTCAACTACACCGATTGTCGATGCAGGAAGAGTGGTTGCCTTAACGGTTAGAGTGCCAAGTTTCTGAAGATCAGCACCATTCTTAAGACCAATTCTGTCGCCCAAGTTGCCAGGGAAGTCGATGTCAACTTGGAACAGATTGGGGCGGGCGAAGTCCTGCTGGACCCCACCCATAAAGTTGGAAATTGTAGCGCGTGATTGTCCTGGTGATAATGCCATTGGAAGGTTCCTCCTTTTAGGTTAAAATATTTACGAGAAAATTACGATGCGACTTCTTCAAAACTTACGCCACTCTTCGTTGCAACGAACGTTAGGGTGATGTAGTTGATAGTACGAGTTGGTTTGATATAAATTTCAGCATAGAGTTCGCCTCTATCTACCGAATCATCAGAGTTGTTCTCGGAATCACACTTAACAAGGAAGTCTTGAACGCCTCTTCTTGCCTGGATGTTTCTGAGGAATGGTTCTACAGCGTTGGTGAAGTTTGCTCTAGAGGTTGAATCATTAAATTCAAAGAGTAGGGACTTAGCAGTCTGTGAAATAATTCTCTCACAAAGGAGGAACAAACGACGAACGTTAATTCTGTCGAACGCTGAAGCATAACCGAGAGCGGTCTTATCACCGAATAGGACGATGCCAGAACCAGGGAATGCAACGATGGGGTTGACTCTCTCAACATAAAGTTGATCTCTCTGTGCCTTGTTAGGCGAGTATGCTAGTTTGATAGCATTTCTTAGTACGCCTCTCTGGAGACCAGCGGGGGAATACCAATCTGCTTCTTCAACAGAAGTTGATAGGCAGAGACCTGCCATGTCAGCAGAGCAAGGGATATAACGATAAACGTCATTATAACGGTCGTAAATATACTTATAACCAGAATCTAGTGCTGCATAAGATGTTGAAGGAATCTTACGGAAATACTTAACCAAATTCTCAGTGATCACGTCAGAATCTTCGACACCGATGATGTCGTTTCTGAGAGGCGAGAAGAATGACATGCAATCTTTTCTTGTCTCAAGGATGGTGATGATTGCATTTGCCTTAGCAAGTGCATCAGTTGTGTTTGCACCCATAGGACCAGGAAGGATGAAATCAACATCCTGAGTCTCTGGGTCTGAGATTAGATTGATTGCCGAAGTATACTCACCAGTTGTAGGTGCGTAGTTGTCAACACCAGCGGTTGCAGATTCACCACCAAGGATGTACTGCATGGTAGGACCATTCTTAGAACCTACAAGGTAAGTACCGCTAACAGGATCGGTAACACCATCGGTCATGCCGCTACCAGCACGAATAACGTTGAAGTTCTTATTCGCTGCTACAACACCCCAATTGCCATCAGAAGCAGTTGCGGTTGCTGCCATTACGTTGGTGTCATCTAGATCACCAGCATAGATATAGTTTGAACCGAACTTGAGGGAGTTGACGATGTGGTTAACTTCACCGTTGGTAGTCTTAGCGTCGGTTGCCTTGGAAAGACCAATGTGTCTCTCAAGGATAGTACCAGGAGTGCCAGTGATCTTACCTTCGGTGTCAACAACTAGGAGGTGAAGTTCATCTCTGAATGCACCCTTAGAAAGACCAAACTGTGAAGTGCCAGGACGGGGAGCAACGCTGACCCACTTAAGACCAGTGTAAACTTCTCTGGTTTGATACTCATTTGATTCTGAGTCAATAGCAACTGCGTTAGAGTTGGTATCAGTCAGAGAATCTGAAGCAGCAAACTCAATTGAACCTTTGTCGAGAAGGATTCTTAGTTCTCTAGTGATACCGCCAGTTGCGATTGTACCAGATGCACCAGAAGATGCCTGAGCAACTGCATCAGCTGCAGCAGCGATACCAGTGTATCCAGTGTCAAAAGAAACATCGAGGATAGATTTGGTAGCATCCCAACCAAGAACTGTTGCTGCTTGTGAATCAACGGTAGCAGCACCAGGAACGAAAGTACCAACAACAGAGGTTAGTTTTAGTTTTACTCTATAGGAGTAAACTTTACCAGCAGCACCAGATGCTGCAGTGACTGCCTCGTCAGCAACGAATTCCCACTCATTACCTGAAGAAGGTGCAGGAAGAACTGCTAGTTGGTCAGGACCTGCGTCGGTAGCATAGATTCTAACGCCATTTAGAAGGGTGCCAGGAGTCTTACCTGCCCAATTCCAAGTGTTTGAACCAGACTCGAAGTTGTTCTCGTAGTCATCTGAGTTTTTGATCTTAACAGCAGTGCCGTTAGAAACTGAGTTCTTGAGAGTGGTTGAATCGGTTCTAATAACCTTAACTGTACCACCATATAGAAGGTACTGTGCCGCAGAGAACCAGTATTCAAAGTTTGAGTTGTTAGGAGCACCGAAGACAGACTCAAGTTGTCTCTCGGAACTGATTACACGAACTTCACTTACAGGACCTTGTGAGAAGGGACCTGCGACTGCAGCATATGCGGGAATCGCCTGAGTTGATCCTGTGCTGCGATCAATTTCTCTTACTAGTACCCCTGGGGAGTATTGACTTAATGCCATGTCTTGTTCTCCTGAAAATCATAGGCGTATTGCTAGAAATATTTATAAAAAATCGTTCTTCAGAAGTAATATTTATGCATGAACAATGCATGAACACTAGGGTTTTGACCGTTTATCAGTGATTCGTTTTATTGTACACTCTTTACATTCATAAGCGTATGATGATGCTAAAGAAGGTTTAGATCTTCTCATAATGTAGAAATCTTCAAGCAAATTTTTATGCTCGCCGCAAGACCTACATCTCCTTTCAACGAATAATAAATTATCTAAACTAATCTGTGAATCTAAGTCCATCAACCATAGTCCCACATAAATGACCTATCACCATATTCATCAACGTGCCACCTATCTCCATCACCATCCACAAATGATTCATCTTCAAATCCATCACTAATAAATCCAAAGGGTGCCATGTCTGCTTCAATTGCTTCCCTTTGATCTTCAAAAATTCTTGCTCTGACATCACTATCAGTCATCTCTCTAAAGTATGGTTGCATTGCCAACCAAGAAAAGATAACCAAAGACATAGCAAGGTCGTCATTACAACCTTCTTCTGCTTCAAACGAGTTGCCCTTTTGGATAAAGGTGGTTAACTCACTAATAATGTCATAGTCTTTTATAATTAATTTATCTTCCTCAATCAATGCCTTGAGGTTAGAGCACCCAACCTTCTTAACAGTAGAAGTCATTCTCACACCAAGAGATGCCTTCTTACCACTGAATCCAGATCCAACAATCTGCCCAGCACGTCCACGCATGGAACACATCAGAAGGTTTTCATATTCCAAGTCATACTGTAGAATATCTGCAACCTGAGCACCAATGTCATTAACCTCAATAAGTATGTAAGCACCATTGTAATTCCTTGCCACATCGTGTATGATGTTAGGAAGCAGAATGGGTTTGATGTCATTGTTCCTATACTTTGCAACCAGTCGATATGGCAACTGACTAATATCCATTACAACAAATGCTGAATAATCTTGACTGGTCCCTCGCGATGTATCCACACACATGATATACTGGTGATCCTTCTCTGCTCTTTCGTAGACATCAAGTCCAGCGTTAGATGCGATAGGATCTTCATACACAAGGTTTCTTAACTTTGCTGGGTTGATTAGAGTATCAACCGAACCCAAGAACTCACATTCAAATTCTTGCGTAAACTGTCTTTGAGACGTGTTAGCAATAGTTTGTTCTTTCCATTTTGCATCTCTACCAGGAACTGCCGACCAATGAACCTCAGTAGGAATATAACTATTCTTCTTTCTCTCAGCATCATGCCAAAGTTTATAAAACATGTTCATTCCATTTGGCGTGGAAATGATAATCACCTTGGTGTTTTTACCAGACGAAATGGTAGGATACACCGACGAGAAGAACTGCTCTGCAATATTGTTTGGGATGAACGCGAATTCGTCCAAGAAAATAATATTAAATGAATTACCTCGGACTGCACTGGATGAGGTAGATGCTGCTACAATTTTTGATCCATTCTCAAGTTCTAGACTACCTTTGTTCCATGACACAATACCTTGCTGCATCCATGTCGGTAAATTTTCATAAGAAAGTTGTAGTCTGGAAAGAAGTTCTCTCGCAGTCTCTGCTTTGTTTGCTAGGATTGCAATCCTGACATTATCGTTAAAGATAGCATAATGCAACAGATAAGAAACCACCGTAGTGGACTTACCTGTTTGTCTTGGTAGTTTTGCAATGTTGAATCGATTATTATGAAACCTATCAATCAGGTCTTCCTGAAAATTGTACATATCAAAAGGCACAAGACCTTCATCCAGAGAGACAATTTTAATGTGCTCTCTTGCAAAATGGATGGGGTCTTGTGAACACTTGATAAATTCTTCAACTTGTTCTTGTGTGAACTCTTGGGAAACGTTTGCCTTTTTAAGGTTAGGGTTTCCCAAATAAATATTGTCAGCTTTCATCCTGTAAAAGGTTTTGCTCTTCGTAAGTCTTCAACTTATTTAGCAATTCGTGATATTGGTCCCAGAGATATTCAGAACCAGTCTGATCTGCATAGTAAGCAACTGCCCTTCTCAGGCGAGCAATGTCAGTCTTGTTGAGGTGGTACATCGGTTGGAAAGTCCTTATCGAGTTGAGAGAGACGCTTTGCCCATGTTATCCCAGAATCAGAACCTCTGCAAGGGTTTATGCATCTATGATCACCTAGTTTGTTGCAAACCAAACCTGCCAAGTCGTGCGGATCTCCCAATGCTCCCGTTCCTGACCAGTAGTGCTGTCCGTTTAACCAGAGAGCACCACATTTTTCGCACTCTTTTCTATCCATCGATAGGTCAGAGAACTTTGAATCGGGGTCCATAGTGGATTAATGCGAAGTGCATATTTATTATATAGGCGCAGGACGGTTCGTCAAGCTACAAAATAATAAGTTAGCAATTCCAAGCTCTTAGTGCTTTGTTGATTCTGCTATCGGGATCGTTAGCAGTTCTGGCAGAAGTTAATCTCTTTTTCATGCCTCCCATTCTAGCGCAGAAGGATGACCGTCTGGAATTTCCAACCTTCTTTGAAGGTGCTTTAAGGTCAGATCCTGGATTTTCTCTTTCGTAAGATTTTCTTCCTTTCTCATTAAGTCCCCCGCTGGAGGACTGTCCTTCCTTTCTAGTCCAGGCTGCTCCTTCATTAATAAACTCTGCAAACGACGGAATGTACGAATTATTCAGTTTTTTCTGCTGTTTCTCGTATGCTCTGTGTGCTTTGTTT